GAATCAAGATGCTTTTAATGGAATACCTGATGTTAAAGTAACTCTTAAAGGTAAAAAAATTTATGACCCAAGATTAGATTCAACTAAAGGTGGTTCTGGTTCACAAAGAGAATCTACATCATCAACTTGGACTTACTCTGCAAACTCAGCATTAGTTCTTTTAGATTATTTAAGAAATTCTAGATATGGAAAAGGTTTACTAACTTCTGCATTTGAAACTAATTACGATTCTTTTAAAAGTTCTGCAACAACTTGCGAAACACAAGTCGTTCCATATACAAGTGGTTCAACAATTAATCTATTTGAAACTCATGCAGTATTAGATTCATCACAAAAAGTTATAGACAATGTAAGAGAATTATTAACTCCTATGAGAGCAATATTTACTTACACGCAAGGAACATACAAACTTATAATAGAAGATTCTGGTTCTTCTGCATTAACATTAACTTCTGATAATATTATTGGTGGTATTAAAATTCTTGGAGAAAAGAAAAATTCTAAATATAATAGAGTTATAGGAACATTTTGTAACCCAGATAAAGATTGGCAAAATGATACAGTATCTTTTCCACCATTTGATGATTCTAGTTTACCTAGTGGAGATCAGTTTGCTACAATGTTAGCAGCAGATAATTCAATTTTATTAGAAGGAAGATTTGACTTTAAACATATAACAAATCCATATCAAGCAGAAGAACTTTGCGAAATCATACTAAGACGTTCAAGAGATGCTTTAGGTGTAGAAGTTAAATGTACTTCAGAAGCAATTAATTTATCTATTGGAGATATTGTTAATCTTACTTATGTAACTGGTGGCTTTAGTGCAAAACCATTTAGAGTTATGGGTATGGCAATTAACTCAGACAGTACAGTTGGATTACAATTAGTTGAGCATCAAGATAATTTTTATACTTGGAGTTCAAAAGCACAAGCACCAACAATAGCTGATACTACATTACCAAACCCTAACAATGTTTCTGCACCAGCTTCAATAACTTTATCAGATCAACTTATTCAATATAATGATGGAACAGTTATTGTATGTATGGATATTACTATTGGTGCTTCTCCTGATAGCTTTGTAGATTATTACCAAATTGAATATAAATTAAGCACTGATACTGACTACATAATATTTGGACAAGGAAAAGGATTAATTCATAGAATATTAAACGTAATAGATGGATTAACTTATAATGTTAGAGTTAAAGCATTTAATACATTAGGTGCTTCATCAACATATACTTCTGCAACAAGAGTTATTATTGGTGGACTAGCACCACCAGCAGATGTAACAAACTTTGCTTGTAATATAATTGGTGGAACAGCAAATCTATCTTGGTCTCCAGTAACAGATTTAGATTTAGCTTATTATACTTTAAGATATTCTACTTTGACAACTGGTGCTGAATGGCAAAACTCAGTTTCATTAGTTGAAAAGATTTCAAGACCAGCTACTTCAGTTTCTGTTCCTGCAAGAGTTGGTTCATATTTAATTAAAGCAGTTGACAAATCTGGTAACTATTCTTCATTAGAAGCAGTTATAAGTACAAGTGTAGCAGCAATAGGAAGTTACAATGCTATTGCAACACAAACAGAATCTCCTACATTTTCAGGAACTAAAACAAATGTAATGCTTCTTGATGGTGCTTTAAGATTAGATTCATCAGAATTATTTGATAGTGCAATAGGAACATTTGATTCTGCATCTACAAGTTTATTTGATGCTGGTGTTACTAAATACGATTTATACTCAACTGGTAACTATTTATTTTCTACTCCAGTAGATTTAGGTGCTTCTTATACATCAAGAGTTACTGCAAACATTACACAAACATCAGATAACATTGACAATTTATTTGATGATGCAACTGGATTATTTGATGATGGTGCTTCTAACTTTGACGGAGATACTCCAGCTAATTGTTCTGCATTTTTACAAATAGCTACATCAACTGATAATATAACTTATACAACTTTTAGAAACTTTGTGATTGGCGATTACACAGCAAGATACTTAAAATTTAAACTTATTTTAAACTCAACTGACTTAGCTTCTACTCCATTAATTACAGCTTTATCTGTTAGTGTTGATATGCCAGATAGAATATTTAGTGGTAATACAATAGTAAGTGGAACTGGAACATACACAGTAACCTTTACACAATCATTCTATTCTGCTAATTATGCTGTTGGAATTACTGCACAAAATTTATCTACTGGAGATTATTATTCAGTAGCTAATAAAACTATAGCAGGTTTTGATATAGCTTTTAAAAATAGTGTTGGTTCTGGTATTAGTAAAACTTTTGACTATATGGCAAAAGGGTATTAGATAGAATAAAAGGAAATTAAATAATTATGTCTCAAGGCAGTTTAACAATAGCAAATCAATCATTCCCAGCTTTTAGAACAGCTTTAAACTCTGCATTTCAAGCAGTTAATACAACTCAATCAGGAACATCAAGACCAAGTGGTGCTGTTGCTGGTACAATGTGGTTAGATACTACTAGTTCTACTTCTCCTACTTTAAAATTCTATGATGGAACTTCTGATATATCTTTTGCAACTTTAAACTATACAGCACATACAGTTGATTGGTTAGATTCTTCAATTACAATTACTGGACTTTCAACAACTGCAACTGGAACTGTTTTAACTTTAACTGATACATATTTAAACTCAACACAATCAATTAGAATACCAACTGCTAAATCAATAGCTGATGATTCTGGTAATGCTTATTTAACATTTGTAAAAACTGCTTCAGCAGTAAATCAATTAACAATAACAAATACTGCAACTGGTACTTTCCCTGATATTTCTGCTACTGGAACAGATACAAATATTGGTATTAGCTTAACTGCAAAAGGAACTGGATTAATTAAATTTAATAATGCTGGTTACTTTCCTGAAGCAACATTAACTGATGGTGCTACAATTACTTTGAACGCAGGAACTCAACAAGTTTCTAAAGTAACTTTAGGTGGAAATAGAACATTATCTGCACCTACAAATGGAGTTGCTGGACAATTCATTTCTATTGCTGTAATTCAAGATGCTACTGGTTCAAGAACATTAACTTGGAACTCTGCTTATATATTTACTGGTGCAACTGCACCAACACTAACTACAACTATTAATAAAGCTGATGTATTTGTATTTAGATATAATGGAACAGTATGGCATGAAACTGGTAGAAACCTTAACCTTAGTATAACTTAATATGTACGCACTAGTAATTGATAAAGAAATAGTAAAAGTATTTTCAAACCCAGAACCATTTGAATTAAATGGTAATCAATATTCTTCTCAAATATTTACTGCTTGGACTCAAGAGGAAAAAGAAGCAATCGGAATTTATGAAGTAGAAACAGATTCTACTAATTTAAAAGATGAATCGTACTACAATAATACTAATGAAATATTTGAATTTAAAAAAGGTAAAGCAATTAGAAAATGGGCAAAAGCAACTGCTAAACAATTAGAAGATGTTAATGCTGTAGATCAAAATGGTGATGCTATTATTCAAGATGGAAAACAATTAGTAACTAAAGGTTTAAAATCTCAAAAGATTTCTATATCTAAACAACAAGCTTCTGGACTATTACAATTAACTGATTGGTATGTAACTAGAAAATCAGATACTGGAACTGAGATACCACAATCAATACAAGATTTTAGAAATGAAGTAAGAGCAATAAGCAATCAACAAGAAACACAAATCAATGCTTGTACTACTGTAGAACAATTGAAGGCACTGTTTGAATATAAAAATACTGGCACAGAGCAATCTTCAATCTACACTAGACCATTAGCAGAATATCCTAAAGGTAACTAAATGGCATTTGTTGTTTTAGGTGCTAATAGTGCTTCTGGTGGCTACAACGTAGCAAACTCCTTAAGATTTAATTCTGGTAGCACAGATTACTTAAATAGAACTCAGGGAACTCCTACAAGTAATCAAAAATTTACAGTAAGTGCTTGGTACAAAAGAACAAATTTAGCAACAAATGGTGATATATGGAGTATTGGTGCAAATGGAGACACAGAATATGTTAATTTAAAATTTGATTCAAATGATAAATTAATTGTTGTTTTAAAGGATTCTTCTTCTTATTATTTGTTTTCTAGCAGTTTATATAGAGATGTTTCAGCTTGGTATCATGTAATGTTAGCAGTTGATACAACACAAGCAACAGCAAGTAATAGAGCAAGGGTATATATAAATGGAAGCGAAGTTACTTCTTGGGGAACATCAACTTATCCAACACAAAATTATACATTTCCTTCTTTAGCTAGTGGTAAATCAATGTTTATTGGAAGAAGGGTTGCTGATAATGGAGAACTTTTAAATGGTTATTTAGCAGATTATTATTTCATTGATGGACAACAACTAACACCATCATCATTAGGCGAAACAGATACAGACACAGGAATATGGAAACCAAAAGCATACACTGGTACTTATGGAACTAATGGCTTCTATCTGCAATTCAAAAACTCAGCATCTCTTGGAACAGATTCTTCAGGAAACGGAAACACATTTACAGTAAATAATTTAACTTCAGTAGATCAAAGCACAGACACACCTACTAATAACTTTTGTACTATGAATCCTCTTAACAACAAATCTACTTCTGGTAGTGGAACTTTAACAGAAGGAAATCTTCAAGTTTCTTATAGTGGTGGTCAATTCCAAACAAATGCTACTATGGCAGTTAATACTGGAAAATGGTTTTGGGAAACTAAAGGTGTTTCTAATATGCAACAAGGAACAGTAGGTGCAAGAATTGGTTTTTTAGTTCAAGATAATACTGGTTATACTAATCAATATTTTGAAGGTGGTGCTATATTTGGAATGTGGTGGCATCCAACTGTAGGTATCTATACTACTGTTGGTGCAACACAAACATTAAGAAGTTCTACTTTTACTTATACTGATGGAGATATTATTGGAATAGCTTTAGACTTAACAAATAATATTTCTTATTGGTATAAAAATGGAACTTTAACTTTTACTTATGATTTTTCAGCATTAATAACTATTGGTTCATATTTTATGTGTGCATCACTAGGTAATGGTTCTGGTAGTGCAAGTCCAGTTTTTCAATCAAATTTTGGTTCACCAATGTACTCAGCTAATTCATATACTGATGGTGCTGGATATGGTAACTTTTCATACGCAGTACCAAG